CGACCGTTGCGGTTGCTGGCATTGATTAGGCGCTGGGACCAAATGTGGTTCCGCCATGCAATAAGGGCAGGATCCAGCGAGGCGAGGTCTATCAGGCTGTATCGGGTCACCGCTGCAACATGCGTCTATGGGTGATCCATGTGATGGCCTGAAGCTCTACGGGGCTGAGGATGGGTCCATGCAACGTAGGGTGCCGGTTGGTGATTAGGTCTGCTGCATGCGTGTAGTCTTTGGCAATTTGCTCATATAGTCGGGGGCTGATTTTAGGGGTTTGTGTGGTGCGGATTGTTTGACCTGCCCATATTGAATAGGCGTGACCGTCGACGCATACGGCCGTTTGCGAACCAAGGATGCAATGGAAGAATGCCGACACTTTGCGACCGTGTAGCACGGTTGCCACATCTTCTACTGTGGGGTTTGTGATTTTTAGAATGGTAAGGGCCTTTTGTTTGTTAGCGTCGTAGGTGCACACTTTGAGCTGTGAGGCTGCATGGGCTCCGCGTTGGTGGTAGCAGTTAATCAGGGCGTCGGCGTCTAGGAGGTTTCGATGCCATCGATTATTGGGGCTGAGGGCTGCTATCACGCCTGCGGCTGTGATTACGCCTACCGGGTAGGAGGCTGATAGGTCAAGGGCTGCGGTGTGGGCATGCGTGTACCACTGGCGGCCGGCGGAGCGTTCGGGCTCGGTGGCAAGGTAGTAGGTGCCGAGGATGCCGGTGGTACGGCTTGTGATGGGGGTCTTCATCTCAGATAAGCTCGAGAATGCCGGCGGCGATGATCTGGGCCGGGTATGTTCCCGATACGATGGACAAGGCTACTTGTCCCACACTTTCTGAGGCCAGGAACCTAGCTAGAGGGTCATCTTCCCTGACCGTAGGTGTCAGGGTATGGCGTGCTACTGCGAGTTCACCGGCAAACGTGGCGGGGGCGCCGATGGCGTGGTGGGCGTGATCATGCACGAACCTAAACAGTAGATTTCCGATCGGTGTCCATACGGGGTGTGGGTCGTTGTTGTCACAGCTGATCGGGACGAGGCGGCAGGGTTCCCCATCTGCTGCGGGTTGTGAGAATGCTGCTAGGGCACGCTCCAGAGGCTGGGGGCCGTTTAGGAAGGATGGCCAGAATCCAAGGGCTACTACTGCGGCGTACTGCTCCATCAGCCAACGGCGAGCGCTTGTGATTAGGGCGGGGGTGATCGGGACGCGGGCGTCAGGGTTGGCCAATGCTTCCCGGTAGCAGGCTGCAAGGGTCGCGCAATGGGCGTCGGGGTTCGCTTGCCAGTGGGCCAACCTGGCTTGATGCAGGGGGCTTTGTTGGCTTGTGGGTTCGGGCTTGGCTGCCATCTCCGCCATCATGCGAAACGCACGGGCGGCGGCGTCGTAGTCGGGTTGGGGGCTGGGTTGGCTTGTGGTGGTGCTCGGCATGATCACCCCATAGGGGCGGAGCAGGGGGCCGCGGGCCGTGCTGGCGTGGCAGGCGTCGGCGGTGGTGTAGTGGGCTCTGGTGCTGGTATCCATGACGGGGGGTTGGCTGGCTTGTGATGGGGGGTGGATGGGCCCTGATGCGGGCCCGATTGGCTTGTGATGGGTTCAGAATCCGAGGGCGCGGGCCCAGTCTCTGAGGATGTCGCGTCTACGCATGCCGGGGCGGCGGGTTCGTGCGGCTTGTGATCCTTTGTAGGTCAGGGAGAAATGGCGATAGGTACGTTTCGACAGGCCTCCTTTTACGTTGACGTTGTGGTAACGCTCAAATGTGATCAGCTCAGCGCGGATCATGGCTTCTAGGGTCGCGTGGGTACTCCAATCATGATGCTCGTTAAGTCCTAGCTCTGCTGCGATCTCAAACTGACGCAGCTGCCGTCCGTCGGCGAGAAGGGCGAGGATCGCGGATTGAGTGGCCTGGTTGGCTTGTGATGTGGTGCGTGTCATTGGCTGGGCTTTTGAGTTGTGTGTGGTTGCCGGTGTTTCGATGCCGGTCATGCCAATGACTATACAGCCTGCGGAGCCCATGGCAACGGGTCGACCGATCAGCGCTGCTTATCAGTCTCATGAGACCCGCATTGATTCTCAATAACAGCTCCTTATTGAGAATTGACGACAGATCCACCAAAACCACACAATCCCCACCGACTTGCCGTGGTATAGCCCCCCCCCCCCATTCCCCACCACAGCACCGTAGATTACAGACTATTGCAGCTGTAGCCTGCGATACCCTGCCATGGGCCGCCGTGTGATACCATCCCGCGTGCGCCCACGGGGGGAGGCCGGCCGTGCCTAGGGAGCGAGGGGGGTATGGGGGGGTTTACGGGGGCCGCCACCAGGCGTACCCCCAACGAATTTTTTTACCAGGATTTTCCGGGAGGCCAAGGACCAGACCCTGCAGTCTCCTTGAGCACCTTCCGGGCCATCTCGGCATAGACAGACCCAGCCGGCGCAGCCTGCAGGACCTTCCGTGCCTGCTCTGGCGTCACTTTGAGGACTCCTGCTCCAGCTTGGTTGCAATTCCTACCAGGGTGGCCTTGGGCACGTCCCGATCCAGGGTGACGTCATACAGCTCCTCGACGACTGACACAATCTCGGCCTTGGTCAGTTCGGACCAATCAGTGCCGGCTGCAACATTTGGCTCTTCGGCTGTAGGGGAGCCAGCAGCCTGAAGCAGGTCACCCAGGATCTGACACTCCTCTTGGTTCAAAATGGTGATACCATTGACGTGGCCGTAGGCATCGGTCTGATGGAGCTGCACACCATAGGGAACAGTCCAGACTGACAGGTATCGGTTGATCTGAGTCATAAGACAATAGTGCCACTGGCACACAAAAAGATTTTGAACATGTTCTGCTGGGTCCAGCCATCTCTACTTCAGGAGGAGAGGGGAGAACCTAGCAGCTATAGCAGCTATAGTACTATACAGTCATGTTAGCTGGGATGATGACGGGATTAAAAAGAAAAAATCTTTTTCTCGTCTCATCCCCAGCCTATCAGGGGGGCGCGGTTTCGCGTTCTCCCTTTAGGTGGAAAGCTCTCAACAACCCTGAGCATGACTGGTTTGGTGTCGATCCATCAAGGGTGGTCAGAAAAGAGCGAAGCGATGGTGTCAGGGAAGGCCCTGGAGGGGCCCACCGGGGACCCTAAGGTACAATCCGGCATACCCTGACCCTAAGGCACCTTCCTGGGGCTCCTAGAGGCCTCTGGTGGCCTTCCGAACCTGCTTCGACACGTTGCCTCCCAGCCTCGGTCGATTTCCTCGAGCCTGCTCTTCCCGCTGGGCCCGCTCTTGCAGCTTCTTCCGGGTGTCACCCAGCACCAGCTCGTCCACGAACCTCACCGGGTCCTCGTCCATCTGCTTGATCATGGCAGCATAGGACTCCTGAGAAAGCTTCTTCGACTCCTCGAATTGGCTCACGTTGAGCCGATCGGTGAAGTAGGCCACACCCATGGCCAGGGCATCAACCCTGTCGTCGTGCTTCAGGGCGCCTTTGTCTCGGCTGAGGCGGGTGAGCTGGTAGGCCAGCGTCTTCTGGAGGCGCTCCTCAAGCGGAAGGTCCTGGTTGGACTGGAGGTCGTATTCCACGACACCCCGATCGATGATCAGTCGGTGCTGGGTTGTGACCGGCTCTAGGGCATCCAGGATGCGCTCCTCTTTCCTGACAAAGGCTCGGGTCTCCTCGAAGGTCATGGGGACCTGCATCTCCCGTGCGTGCTTCTGAAGGAGCGCGACGACTGTCCCGTCGCCGAAGTTGGACTCCACGAGGCACATCGTGGCCCCGTGCTGCATGCCCAGCTTCAGGATGGACGTCAGGGTGGCGTCGGAGTAGCCCTCCCGAAAGCCCCGCAGGGCCCGCAAATAGATGTTCCCAGCCACCTGGCTGAGGACCACCACGCCCGTCTCGTCCTTGCCTCGGCCACTGGGGTCTACGGCAATGATGGTGTCGGCCGGCCAGTCCAGCCAGTCGTCGCCAAGGCGTGCAGGCCGGAACCAGTGGTCCCCGGGCAAGGAGATGGCCTCCAGGTCGCCGATCCGATTGGCAGGATCCTGGGACCAGATCACTGTTCCTGGGCACTTCCGTGGATCCAGGCTCACCACTGGGATGTCGCCCAGCCTTAGGGGATACCGGAGCATATCCGACATCGACGTGTCGAGCTGGAACTGCAGCTGGAAATTGGCCTTGCCCATCACGATCTCCCGTTCCCGCAGCAGGGCATCGGAGAAGCGGGTGTCGGTGGGCTGGCCTGCCAATGCGGACAAAGTCGACTCCCTGATGTCGGTTTCGAGCTCCTCAGCAAGCCGTCCATCGTAGCTCGAGATGGACTTTTCGGACGGATACCGGCTGGGCCACACGAGGGCCTTGTAGCCTCGCACCTCGAGCTTGGAGTAGACCGTGAAAAGGCTTTGAGGGGTCCCAAGGTAGATGATCCGCGAGCTGGGTTTGGGGATCAGGATCGACTCAAACTCGGTCGTAAGTTGCAGCAGCTTCTCCCGCTGAATGTCGGTGGCGCTGTTGATGGGCGACTCGATGTCGTCGGGGACGATCAGGTCGGCACGCGATCCCACCATGGCCGACGTGATGCCCACGCTCTTGACGCTAGGGCTCTGGGACGGTTCTGCGCCCTTCACATCGAAGGCCACCCGGCTCCATCGATTGTCTTTGCCTGAGTTGTCAAGGTGCTGCAGGAACGGGAAGTCCATGATGCACCGCTGGACAAAGAGGCTGAAGTCGTCGGCCCGCTGCTTGGATGCGGACACGACTAAGACCTTTTTGTTCACGTCGCAGTAGAGGGTCCACAGCACGAAGGCTGCGGTCACCCAGGACTTGCCGCATCCACGAAACATCTGGAGCTGGATCCTCGGGCCTCCATATTGGAGGTATCGAGCCATTGCCATTTGTGCCCTGGTGGGTTCAGGCAGGCCCAAGTGTCGCCAGAGGATCCTCAGGAAGAATGAGAAATCCGAGAGTAGCTTGGTCTGAAGCTGTTCCGGAGATAGAGCCATAGGAATGAAAAAATGGGGCCCACTGCTGAGCCCCTGTAGTTGGAATACCGATAAACGCCGGTTACCCGAAATCAAGCTACTCGCCGGCTTTCTTGGTGGTGTACTTCTTGCCGCGCCAGGAGAAGGTTTTCTTTCCGGCGCTGCGGGAGGCCTTGAAGGCGCTGTTGAAGGAGCCCTTGTCCATACCTCCCTGCGTCATGCGAGCCGGCACGGCAGGGCCTTGCTTGGGTTTGTAGTCGCCGCGCTTCATGGCGCCAGTCAGCGTGGCATCAGCGGCGGGCTTGGGCTTCAAGGTGTCGTAGGCGATGCCTGTAGGGCTGAGACTCTTGGCCGCCCCAACAACCTTGGCCACCTTTGCGGCCGTGGCCAATTTTGATCCCCGTCCTTGTGTTACCGGGGCACTGCCCCCCTTGGAAGCTCCTCCGCCAGAACCGAAGCTGACCCTGGCAGTGGAGGCCTTAGACCGATTGGCTCGTTCAAAGTTGCCGGCTCCGGACACTTTGGCGGTGGAGACCGACGACCGGTTGGCCCGGTTGGAGGGTTTTGCTCCGGAGACCTTGGCGGTGGACTTGGCCGCACGCTTGGAGCGATCGGAGCTGGATGTAACCTTTTTTACTGGTGCCATGATTCAGCCTTCCACAACAGTAGCAACGTTAATGGTGAAGCCGGTGCCGGCCCCGATGTAGCCACCTGCAGCAGTGAGGACATCACCCACGGCATAGCCCTCGCCCGTGCGAGTAGCCACCAGGGTGCAGACGGTCACGATGCCACCGGCCACAGTGATGTTGGCCGCTGC